GGGATGCATTGGTTTCGACGGGGCATAAAGGTCTTATCTGTTGACGGAACGAAAAAACAAACGCAAACAAAATTGTTGCATTTACGAGGACTGCACAAACTGTATAGTTTGTTACACTCTGACGTATAACTTTAGGGGAAGGAATTTCTTTCCTCTTTTCCCATTAATAATGGTATATACATACATTCAAAGAAAGAACTCCCATAAATATTTTGGTAGAATAACTTTATCTACCAAAATGAAAACGCATAAATGTGGACATTGTGGCGAAACAGACCCAACGAAATTTTATGGACATAAAAAATCAATTTGTGGTGCTTGTCACAATAAGTATACTTTAGAACTTGGTCAAAAGAAGAGAAACTTTATCATTGAACAAATGGGTGGAAAATGTATCTCTTGTGGATATGATAAATATTCGTCAGCACTTCAAGTTCACCATTTAGATCCCTCCAAAAAAGACTCAAAATTTCATGGGATTCGTGGGTGGGGAAAGCAAAGAATACTTGACGAAATAAATGGGTGTGTGCTATTATGTGCTTGTTGCCATGCAGCAGTTCATAGTAATGAACTAAAATTACGGAGTATCGCCTAACTTGGTCATGGCACCTGCTTTGGGAGCAGGAATAATTTCAGTTCAAATCTGAATACTCCGATCATAAAACTTACCTTTATGAAAAAATGGAAGAACTAGAAGCACTTGAATCATTTACAACTGAAGAGTTCCAGAAAGATTTTGACAACTTAATGAGCAGAGTTGAAAATGGAGAATCATTCATTATTAAAGATGGTGAAAATAGTGCAGTAATAGTTCCTTATAATGAAACAATAAAATTTGCAGTTGATTTGTTGCAAGAATAAAAAGGGCGGTTGGCACAGTGGTAGCGCGTTTCGTTTACACCGAAAGGGACGGGGGTTCGAATCCCTCACCGCCCATACAATAAATATCTGAAAGCATTTATACTATGTCATTACTTTCTCAAAAAGATAGGCAAATTACAATTGCTGCTTTAGAAAATTATATTATGAAACTTCGAACTGAAAATATGTTTGATGATTCTTCCATTATGGAAGCAAATGCTCTCCTTAATTGGGTAAAACTAGAATATCAGAAAAATGAAAATTAATTTGTGGTGGTGCGAATCTTACAATGAGTGGAGATGGACTCTAACTGATGATCATCGTCCAATAATTCGACAAGAATCTGGATCAAGAAAAGATTTGAGAGATGCTATGCAGGACGTTGCGAATACGGTAGAATATTTGATATCTTCAAAAAACTAAATATTTTATAAAGTTGAGAGTATTCCAATGAGCAGATTTTCAGACCTTTACAATCCAAAAGAAAAAGTAGAAGTAGTAGAAGAACCTACTCCTAAACCTCCTGCTCCTCCAGCGCCACCTGTACCACCTACACCTCCAGCGCCTCCTGTACCACCTACACCTCCAGCGCCTCCTGCACCTATGCCCACCCCCAAAAAATAAAGTTAATACCAAGGTCAAAACTTGAACTGTCCACTGATGCATCCTTTGAGAGGCAAAGGATGCTATAATGACAGAGTAGTCAAAAAACATCAATGCAAGGTTCTACTTTGTCTAAAAATCCTTCAGAAAACACCAAAATTAAAAGAAAGATCATAACGATTGATCCAATTTCAAAACTTGCCCAAGAAAGATTTGATGAATGTATGGATGGACTTCATAGTTGCTATCTTGATGATGAAGTAAATGAAACATTGTATTTAACATCAGTGAATAAAAAATATAAATTTACTATGAATAAAAAAAATGATAATAATTGGAAGTTGGTAAAATAATGGAGGTCAATTATCTTGGGAATGTTCGACTATTTTCGCTCATCATATGATTTGGGTGAACAATTTACTAACGTAATCTGCCAAACCAAAGATATTGAATATGGTGTTGGTGGTACGTTGACTGATTATTGGTTAGATCCTGCTGGTCAGTTATGGTATCCTGATTACAGAGGAACAAACACATACGAAGAAATTAAAGAGGATGATCCACGTTATGATCCTAAAAAATTATTTCTGAACTTCGAATGGGTTCCTACTGGTCAGCATGGTAAATATGTGCCACATTGCATTACCAAATATGTTGAGGTATACCCCGAAAATTGGAAGGGTAAATGGGAAGATTGGCCTCGCTTGCGTTTACACTTCCGATGTGGTAAACTGCAAGACTATGAAGATGTAACAAACAATGAAAATAATTAGATTCAATCATCGTAAAGATTTTGGAGATGATTGGTATGTCCAAATTTTCAATATTAAAGGATGGTCTCTTATTCAATTGTCAATTAGTTGGAACGAAGATCCTTCTTGGCCTTATCTGCAAATTAAATCTGGAACGGGAAGCACTTTAAGTATTTTATTTTGGGCATATAAGTTTGGATTTGATTTTGATATTCTATCAAGAACTTGGAAATGGGATTATATAAAAAATATTGATTTTAAAGATGAAGAATAAAATGAAAACTTCTACTGCTCTTGGTCTTACTTTTGGTGTAATTGTTCTTGCAGTTGCTACTCTATTTTTTGAAGCAGCATTGCTCGGATTGATTTTGTCCTGGTTCAATGTGTCTTTGACCATCTGGCAAAATTTTGCTATTGTATTTCTTGCTAATCTTATTTTTAAACCTATTGGAGGTTCTTCGAAATGAAACAACAAAACGGATTTATTGACCCTGCTGTTGCTGTTATTGCTGTTGGTGTGGTTGTGATTGGTGGTCTCATCTTTATCGGTGGTCCACAATACAACGTGTGGCAGCAATCTCTTGCTGGTAAAGCAGAACTGCAAAAAGCAGAATATACTCGACAGGTAGCAGTGCTGGAAGCACAAGCAAAGAAAGATTCGGCACAACAACTTGCTGATGCTGAAATCATCCGTGCTAGTGGTGTTGCTAAAGCAAACCAAATCATTGGTGATAGTCTGAAGGACAACCGTGAGTATCTTCAGTATTTGTATATCACTGGTATCGAAGATGGTGCCAAGAATGGTAATGTTACCATCTATGTTCCCACCGAAGGTGGTATGCCAGTTCCTACACTTCAAATGAATAAGTGATGTATAGTACACCAGTAAAAGGAACAGGTAATGAAAAAACCACCTTAAACTGGTGGGAGTATTGGATCGGTCACTGTTGGATGACTGGATGGCAAAGTATGAGTATGACATTTCGTATTTGGTCTGATTTGATGACTTCAAATTATGATGGGTATGCTCTACTTAAAGAAGATGACCCAGAAGCAGAATGTTTAGATTGGTTCTGGGCATCACTCAATGAAGATGATGTTTATCCTAAAGAATTTCTTGAGGATTTGATGCAAATGGCAGATGATGTGAGAACAGGTAAAGAGAAAGTTATTCCATTGGATGAAGATTTCTTTGATAGAATTAAGAATCTTATTGGTGATGTAGAATTGAATGATTAAGACTTTACCTGACAAAAAAGAACTTGATATTATGTGGAGTGTTGCGACCAGTTCTGCAATAGAAACTGGCACAAGACCCCACATTCTTTTTGCTAGGATGTTGTATGATGAGATTAACAACATCAAACCTCCTGTAGGACTTGCTGACTGAATTATGAGTTTTTCAAAGACTATTTCTGTTTTTGCTGCACTTGCTAGTATTTTTGGTGCTGGTATTACTGGATGGAAACTTGCTGAAGAAAGTAAAAATTCACCGCTTATTCAGGAACCAAACATCAATGCGGTTGAAGAAAAAATTAATGAACTTGAAAAACAAATTGAAGAATCACAAAAACCAGTTGTAGAAGTGGCACAACCTCCTTCCCAACCAATCCCACAACCTGTTATAGTACCTCCAGTAGCACCACCCCCACCAGTAACAACGGAGACACAACCATGAGCGGTGGACATTTTGGTAACTGCGGTTACGATTATTACAAGGTATCACAATTTGCTGATGAACTTGAGGAAGAAATTCTAAAGAATGGTCAGAAACGTGAAGATAGTGGATACTATGGTGAAGAGTATTATCCTGCTTTTGAACCAGAAACTATTGAATATCTAAAAGAACAACTGCCAAAAATGAAAAAGATGGCAGAGATTATGAGGCACATTGATTACCTCTATAGTGGTGATCATGGTGAGGATAGTTTTATGAATCGTGTGAAAGAAGTGGAGGCAAAGTATGAAACTCTTTGATTATGAAACTTATGAGGACTTTGGGAAGGAATGGTTTTTCCAAGTTCTCACATCACGCAAGTTTGCTCTATTGGATATTACAGTTCAGTGGGATGATTTTGGTTCCGATTCTATCCTCCCAGAATTTTCTTTGTGTATCAACTCTGGTACGTTGCTTGCATTTTTCATCCGATACAAAAGATTTGAA